ACTGCCACGCTCATCTGCCAATTAGCACTGCCAGCCTTTAAATAAGAGGCTTTTTTCTTGTCCATGACATTCCCAGCCTCTAAGCCCCACAAAGTCCTGTACGAGGCTCCTATGCCCTCTGTGAAGGCACTGATGCCTGCCCTGTGCGTGTGTCCACAGACTACAGACTTGCCAAACTTCTTAGCCAGACCGAGAGCAGTAAGTCCAGCATTAGAGTTCATCGATCCTTCGTCACCATGTACTAAGACCCAGCCTTTGTGAAACTCATAGGGCTTTTTGTGGAAGCGTATGCCGAGTCCGGCAAAGTCCATAAACTTGGCGTACTCAAGCTCAGGCAATCCAATGAGGCTAGGTGCTCGTAGTAGCGTGTTGTAAAGCCTGTCTGTGTGATTGCTTCTAGTGACATCTGTTGTGCCGAGGTCATAGAGAATATTCTGCGCAAGATTTCTGTCAGCATCTAATGTGCCCTCCCACTCTAACTTAGTGCCCTGCGCCCACCGACTTTGTGATTGCATGTCAAGCTCATCACCTGTGTTTAAGACAAGGTCAAACTTCTCACGCTTTACTAACTTAATTAGATTCTTAACAGCTTGCTCATGTTGATAGGGGATCTGTAAATCCGAGATAACCAGATAGCGTTTTTTAATCATCTTCCTCATCGTAATAATCGCCAAGCTTCTCTGGAGGTATGCCATCTGGCAAAATCCAGTGAGGGTAAGCCTGTGGCTCAGTAATCATAAACATGGCAATATCTTCTGCAAAGCCTGCTCGCTTTAATGAGGTAAAATACTCATAAAGCCCAATGCAGTATGCATCAAGCTTTGAGTAGCCTTGCTCCTCTAATGCCTTAGTTGCTTTTCTTGCCATAGCACAATGTTACCTGTCAAGCAAGATGTTATAGATCTCATCAACACGCGAGTTTAGTCTTTTTATTTCAGACAACAGGTGCGTAATGACATAACCAGACAAGCCACCTAGTGCAACGATTGTAGCAAGGTAGAGCGTAAAGAAGTCGGACTGTGTCACTTCTTTAAGCCCATAGCAGGATCATTGACATTGAGGTATCGCAGTACAGGTGGCAGGATTGAAGCAATACCTGCTGCAATGAGTGCTTTAGGATCTGTAACCCCAGCTGCTGCCATTGAGATAACTGCTACTAGAAACGCTCTGCCCCATGAGCCTGCTGCTGTCTTTAGTTCATTCATTATTCTCCGCCTAACATAGATACTTGAAAAAAAGCCGCGTTATTGTCAGCTTCCTTCTTAAAGCTAACATGCATGTGCTTAGTGTGTTTGTTCGCGCCCTTGTACTTGCGCCATTTCCAGTTGAGGATCTTCGAGCAAATTGATCCATCGAATATGATGTAAGCAATACGCGTGTCTGCTTTTGACTTTGATAAGGTACGAAGCTGATCTGCAAGATCGCCCATGATGTCTGGCTTTGACCCCTTAAATAAGTCACGGTCGAAATCGCAGGCACGAACCCAATTTTGCTCATCTGGATTATGATCAGACTTGCGAGCAGCGTGTCTGGTATCGCCGATCCAACCATCCGATGTGCGGTCACGATCTGGGAACGAGTCATCGATTTGCTTTCGTAACTGTACCCCTGCGTGACTTAATCTTGGCTTCATCCCAGTAATGCAGCTACTTCATCGGCAGATAGTCCGAGCTTGTCTAGTACAGCTTGCTTAGCTAAATTGTTAGAAACCTGCTCTGCTGCAAATTTGTTTTTTATTGCTTCAAGTTCTGTGATTTCTTTACTTGTAAATTGACGAATTGTTTCTTCACCTGTTTGTAGGTTGATTATTTTCTCATTGTATGTCATACGCTTGCTCCATATACATAGACTTTTCCTGCATCGAAATTGGCTGTTGAAACTAATGAAACACTTGTTACTACCGCTGTGCCTTCATAACGACCTTGGTGCACATAACCTTTTTGACCGCTGCCACCTCCTGCACTTGCCATGCCATTTACTGAAACACGCTTGAACGCGGTTGAGGCCGCTGAGTCAATCGTGACAGCTATGTAAGCAACTGAAGCGGAGTTATTTGATAAGTTTGCACAGGTTAATTCCGAAGTACTTTCGCCCCACCATTGAGCGGCCGTACTAGCGGTGAATTCTAATCCTGCCGTGTTATATTTTGCGGTGCTGTCTCCGTTAATTCTCACGCTTATTGTTTGGCTTGCTGATGATGAGGCATCAAAAGTCATAATAATAAGGCTTGTCACATTTGAAATTCCGCTAATTGTTACCGTTGATGATCCTGACAAAGTCGTACCACCTGAGTTTAATAATGTGTAACCATTTGGAGCAGCTGCCGTTGGTGTAGCCCACTTTAGTCCAGTTGCCTGAGCTGAGTCGGCAGTAAGGACAGTGTTATTAGCTCCTACTCCCAGTCTTGCATCAACTGTAGAGAAAGTATAAACATCGCCCTTTGTTGTTAATGGCGATGATGCAGATGCGGATACCCACGCCGAACCACTGTAATAATATGTCACATTTGTATCTTTCAAATATGCGTATTGTCCTTCTTGTGGCGATGTAATTGCAGCATCGCGAGCTGCTGCGCTTGCAAATACAAGCACTCCTTGCATGAGATAACCATTTACATCCCCTGCTGATAAGACATCCCCACTGAGAAAGGTCTTAAATCCGAGTCCTGCTGCCATTTTTTCTCCTTAGTAACTTAAAACGCTAGTGTCTAGAATACCGTATAATGCCGAGTTTAAGATGAAGCCATCAATAATTGGTTCCATTGTGGTGAAGTTTGTAATCCATGAGTTAGGGGTAATGTCATGGGATACGCCTTGGATCTGTAGAGTCTTAGTTATTGTTGATCCCTGTGGTGTTTCATTTGTAATAGTTACAGGATCGAAATAATCAAGGCTAAGTCCAGCGATAACCCCAGCTGTGTAACTAGGGGTGTTTAGATCCAAAGTCATGGAATCGATGCGAATGTCTGTGTCTTTACGACTAGCCACATAAGCCTCAGCAAAATTTAGAGCTTCTGCATCTGTCTCCATTAGCAGGTTGCCTACTGTGTAAGAGTGCAAGAAGTAAGTGTCAATGGAGGCTGCATCCGAGGCAGTCTGGACAGTGCCGCCTGTCCTAGTCACATTAGCTTGGTTATAGACAAGCTTGTCATCAAAGGCAAACTTCAAATTGGCATAGTTAATTCCTGTGCCATCTTGATTAAACACTGTTGGAGTGCCACTAATCGAAGACACAGTGAATGGGCGATCCTGAAAGACTGCATTGCCTTCAGGATTGATATAAAAAGCACCATATTCTGTCAGTTCTACAGTTCTAATAGCTGTAAGAGCAGACCTAGAAGTAGCTGGATCTGCCTGACAAGTAGTCGCGCCTGTGTCAATATCACGCATGCCAGCAGGCCATGAGATCTCGTCTAGAATCTTGTTAATTCGAGTGCCTGTAGTCTGACCTGCTGAAGTGCCAGCAATCGTACTAACAGCGGCAGTGTTAAAGATCTTAAAGGCATCAAAGGCCGTAACAGTTACATAGGCTGTTTCTTGGCCTTGTGGATATGTGTATCTGTAATCCGATGTATAGCCTGAGAATAGGTAATAGGTAGTGCCACTATAATCTGCTGAAATGCGCAGCTTGCGCCCAGGTTGCAAGTAGCCATAAATCGGCGAAAGTGTGTTCTGAGGATTGAAGTCACCGTCTGGATCTAAGATCTTGACTGTAGCTTGTCCTGCATCATAAGTATCTTGCAAAAGATTGCGACCTCTACGAATGGCGATATTTGTGCTGCGATTTGAGTAATCAATAATTAAGGCTGAACTCTCAGCCAGAACATTTTGATCTAGGATGCCATCGACAGGATCGTTAAGGGTTAGAGGTATGCCATAACTAGGGCCATTGGCAAAGTTAATTGATACATTTATTGTTGCTGGAAGCGTCATGCAATAGCCATAGTTGTTGCAGTTCGATTGTAACCAACAGCATTACCTGCCACTGAGGAATTATTGATTGCGTCATTGACAATAGTTGCAAGGTCATTCTCAGCAATAACAGAGCCTTCAACATTAATAATTACTGTTGTAGCTGCCGCGCTACTGGCTGCGCTGGATGCTGATGCTTGTTCTGCTGCTGCAAGTGCTGCCGCCGATGCTGCTGCTTGCGCTGCTGCTTGGGCTGCGAGGATTGCTGCATTGCGTGTAGCAGAATCATTAGTGCCTAAGATAAATGCCGCTTCTGCTGCTGCTTGCGATGCATCCAATAATTCTTTATCTGCTGCCGCCTGTGCTGCAAGTTGTGCTTTCAATGCTGCCATCTGTGCGGCAGATTGAGCTGCTAGAAATTCAAGTTGTGCTTTGAGTTGTGCTTCTAGAGCTGCTTTTTGTTCTGCTGATCCTGCTGTTAAAAGCGCGGCTTGCGCAGCTGCTGCATCTTGTGCAGCTTTAGTTTGTGCTGCAAGTGCATCTTGTGCGGCTTTTGAACCTGCC